GAAATCTACGAGATGAAAAGAAAAGAATAATAAGCGGTTTAAACAATTACACAGGTTATGTAGTAAGAAGAACTGACCACGACCAGAAAGCAACTTCATAGTGGCAACGAATAGCGAAGCAAGACAAATAGCAATAAGAACAGTAACTTCAACCACAGGTATGGTAAATGAAGATTGGTTGTCATTGTTTACAGCTCGTTCTATACCAGCAGGAACTTTTAACGAAAGACTATTAGCATATATTAACGGAGAATTGAGTACATCTTATACTGATGTTAATTTAGCTTTACAAGCATTTGCAACAGATCAAGATGATTATAATTTTTCAAGTATGGGAACATTTACACCATGAGCCAACAATCACTTAGACAAAAAAGTTGTAGAGATGAATCAAGTACAACAGGAGCTTATAATGAAGATTGGATGCAAGTTTTTATTGATTCGGGCTTTACAACTGGTACTTTTTCAGAAAGAATGTTGGCATATACCAATGCACAAGGTAGTGCGTGGGATAATGCTCAATGGGATGTTTCCTCTTGGGGAAGTGGACCATTTACAAATGTGAACGAAGCTATGGGACAGTTGGGAAAGCAAAATGGAACAACATCACCTGGTAGTTTATGGTCACAACTAGGCACATTTAGTGCGGAATAGGAGGAAACATGGATATTGTTTTAAACTTTTTTGATTCAGCACCATCTTGGGTGGCAGCAGTAACAGGTGTTGTAACTGCTTGTACTGCTATTACAGCAATCACGCCAACCAAAACTGATGACAAAATTATATCGTTTATATTGAGAATATTAAACCTATGTGCAGGTAATATAGGGAAAAATATCAATAAGGACGATAAGTAATGGGTTGGCTTTCTGCATTAGGGGGAATTGCAAAACTTGCCTCAAAATTATTTGGATTTGTCTTGATGCGGAAAGCAGTCCAAGCTGATGTTATGAAAGAGCAACTGGAGGATATAAGAGTAGCTGATGAAGTTAAGAAAAAAATTAATGCTACTTCTGCTTTGTCTAAGCGTAGCAAGTTGCGGAAGTATCGGAAGCGGAAATAAAGGATATTGCATAATATCCAGTCCTATTAATCCAACAGACGCAGATATAGATGTTATATCTGACGAACTCGTTGATGATTTGCTTATTCATAATGAAATATATGAAAGGTTATGTGAATAATGTACGAGTATCGTTGTGTATTACGCAGAGTTGTAGATGGAGATACCATAGATGTGGATATTGACTTGGGGTTTAAGGTGTGGTTGCGAAAAGAACGAGTGCGTTTATATGGTATTAATACACCAGAAAGTCGAACACGAAACTTGGCTGAAAAGAAATTGGGTTTATTGGCGAAGAAACGCCTTAAGGAGTTATTGCAAAAGAATTTTACCATAAGAACAGAAAAAGATGGTAAAGGTAAATTTGGTAGAATATTAGGTATTCCTTTTATAGAAGGACAAAATATTTGTGAACAATTAATAGAAGAAGGTCATGCCAGAAGTTATTTTGGTTATGGTGAAAAAGAACCATGGGTGTAGGAGGAAAATATGGGATTTTTTGAATGGCTATTTGGTACACAAAAACCAGATTTAACTAAAATGACAAAAGTACAATTAGAAAAACTAGGGCGAAAGCATGGTATTGAACTAGATAGACGATTAAAAAAAGATAAACTTATTAAACAAGTACAAAAAGTAATTAAGAAAGGAAAATAATATGGCTTTGATAAAACATAATTATCCTCGTTCTCAACATCGAGGTCCTGTGCCTGTTGGCTCTCAATTTGCTTCTGAACCAGCTTTAAGACCTGCTAATCAATCTAATAATCAACAAATGTTAGCACAAGCACTTAGAGATAGAAGTATTATGCCACAACAACAATTAACCGAACAAGAAAGAATGATGATTATGCAATTAATGCAACAAGGCATGAGCCAAGAACAAGCTATGCAACAAGTAATGAGTATGAGAAACAATTAAAAATGGATAAAAAAAAGTTAATGAATTTAATATCAGACCATGAAGGCGTAAAATTTAAAGTTTATGATGATGGTACAGGACAAGAAATAGGAGCGGGAGATATACTTATTGGACACCCAACAATAGGTGTAGGAAGAAATATAGCCAAAGATGGTTTAGGCATATCACAAGAAGAATCTGATTTTTTATTAGAAAATGATATAAATAGAGTGCTAGAAGAAATCAAAAACTTTCCAATAGACCACTTAAACGAAGCTCGAAAAGCTATTATAATAGATATGGCTTTTAATATGGGTATAACACGATTTAATCCTACTATGTGGACAAAAATGTTTACAGCATTAGTTAATGAAGATTACGAAGAAACAGCAAAAGAAATGCTAAATAGTAATTGGGCAAGACAAACAAAAAGAAGAAGTACACGATTAGCAGAAATGATGAGAACAGGTGATTGGATTGTGTGATGTCAGGAAAATTATGGGCAATATTATTTGTAGTATTTTTCTTGTCATTACTTGCATGGTGTAGTACGGGTCATGCTCAAACGAATACTGTAAGCTCCACAAGTAGTACAGTTAGCGGAACTACAACTGTTGATAGGACTCCTTCCACAGCGAGTGCTCCCTCCGTTGTGATAAATAATCAAGATGTCTGTAGTTTTGCGGCTAGTGCTGCCATACAAACTCAAATATTGGGTTTGGCTGGTGGCACAGCTATTAGAGATTTAAACTGTGAACGATTAAAATTAAGCCGAGCATTATTTCGTATGGGTATGAAAGTAGGTGCAGTTGCCATGTTATGTCAAGATGCTAGGATTTTTCAAGCGATGGAAATGGCAGGTACACCTTGTCCATATATGGGCAAAATAGGATTAGAAGCAGCTCAAGAATGGGCAAATAATCCAGAAAAAAGACCAGATTATGACGAGTGGTTAAAAGTAAATGATGTAAAAGAGGAGGAGTTTTTAAGCGATGACACGACTGCTTTTGGCATTTTTAGTGTACTTTTCTTATTGTTATTACTCTAATGCACAATTATTAGAAGAAGGTTCAACAACAACTACAGAAATAGAACAACAAGGCGATATAGAAGAAATTACAGAAACAACTGTAACGATTGAACATAAAGATACTGGTGATGTATTAGATGGCGATACAGGTGTCGTAACGAGTAGATACGAGGGTGATGCTGATATAGATTGGGGTGGGGCAGGATCGGTGTATTCGCATACGAGTTGTACTGATGCAGCAAGTGGTTTTCCTGCAACAGGTACAGATGGTCGTACTTCAGCTTGTGGTCATGCTAGAACAAACAGTCTTACCACCTGGAGACAATATGTTGACCTTAATTCTTTTGGTATTGAAGAAGGCGGAGAAGTTAATTATGAATTTCTTTTTGCTTTTCCAAATAGTATGTATCAAAACTCTGGGCAAACTGCTTATGTTCAAACTAAAGGATATAATGATAATGTATTACAATGGGAAACAGGATTGGTAACGATAGACAAAACAACTTTTACACAAAATCCTTATAACTATAATAATAATACGAATTGGGTGAATACAGTTACTGGTAGTCATGATTTTGCTAATGAGTTAGATAAAGTCTATATAGAGATTGGCGGTTATGGAGAATATTTCTGGGACGAGTTTCAATATAATGTCGTTTATAATCATATCACAACAACAGTAGAAACTTGGATGCAAATAGCACAACAAGAACAAGATACAACAACAACTTTAGATATTATGAATACATATAATCCTATAGATACTTTTGAAGATACCACAACACCAGTAGAAGAAGTCCAAGAGTTAGTAGAAATAATTGAAATGCCTGATTTACCAGATATGACAATGAATATGGGTGAGCCAATGGTAGAGATAGTACCTATTGAAGAAACTATGCCTATAGAAACAACATTTGAAGATACTACTGTTTCTTTTGAACCAGTTATAACTATGGAAGCAGTTACAGAAGAAATAGCAGAAGTTATGAATTTACCAGAAATATCTGAACCCATAGAACCTATGGCGACAGAAACAAATAATGACCCAATAGAAATGCCAGAAATAGCTCAACAAGAACCAGAGCCAATAGAGGTAGAATCACAGCCAGAACCAGAAATAGTGGCAAATACACCTAAAGAACCAGTAAATGAGGATATAGAAACGCCCTCAGAAGCTCCTACAGAGCCAGTAGAGGAGGTTGAGGATAGTAACCCTACCACAGAAACAGCGTCTAATGACGAGCCAGTAGAAGAAACTAAAGAAGAACCAAAGGAAGTAGTTGAGGAACAATCTGAGCCAGAGCCACAAGAAAAAGAAGTAGCACAAAATGAACCAGAAGAAAAAGAAGTAGTCGAAGAAAAGCCAAAAGAAGAAGTTAAGGAAGAAACAAAAGAGGAAGTTAAAGAAACAAAAACAACAGAAAATAAAACAGAAGATAAAAAACAAGAAGCAAAGCAAGAAAAAGCCAAAGAAATTATGCAAAGTTTTGATAGTCAGTATGATGCTGTAGCACAATTAACTACTTTGGCTTTAGTAAATGCTTTAGGAGCTGATATAAGAACCTATCAACAAGCACCAGTACAAACACAACCAACATGGTATGAAAGCGAAGAAATATATACAGATGTTATGTTACAAGACCCATTAGGCAATTATTTTGGTGTGCGTGATAGTTTAACATTTAATAATATGGTGGATATGCAGTATGAGTGAGATACCTTTACCAAACAAAAAATATAATATTATTTATGCTGATCCTGCATGGAGTTTTAAAGTTTATTCAGATAAAGGTAAAGACAGAAGTGCTGAAAATCATTATCCTTGTATGAATGTAAAAGATATTAAAGAGTTACCAGTTAATAATATAGCAGATAAAAATTGTGTTTTATTAATGTGGATTACTTATCCTAATTTGTTAGAAGGAATAGAGGTTATTAAATCATGGGGGTTTACTTATAAAACTTGTGGTTTTAGCTGGGTAAAGAAAAATAAGAAAGCCGATAGTTTTTTTTGGGGATTAGGGTATTGGACAAGAGCTAATAATGAAATTTGTTTATTAGCAACAAAAGGCAAACCAAAAAGAGTTTCTAAAAGTGTTCATCAAATTGTTTATGAGCCAATAGATAAACATTCAAAAAAACCAGATTGTGTAAGAGATAGAATTGTAGATTTATGCGGTGATTTACCTCGCATAGAACTTTTTGCTAGACAAAAAACAGACGGCTGGGATTGTTGGGGGAATGAAATATGAGTAATGAATTAGAATTTGCAGGAATTAAATTTAGAGGTGGGAAATTAGTAGGTATATTAATAGCATTATCAACATTAGTAGGTGGTGCTTATGGTGCATTTGAAGTGTATAAAGATTACATGGATATGAAAGAAGTTATAAAATCTTATGAGCCACCAGATTTATCTGGCTATGAAAGTCGTTTAAATGTATTTGAAGAAAAGATAACTAATTTAGAAACAGTATTAAATGATAAAATATCTGGCATGGATAATACATTAGAAACTAAAATTGCCAATATGGAACAAATTTTACAATCGGAAATATCTACTGCTATGGAATTAGTAACATCTGCACAAGGTGATGCCAGAGATATCCGTAATGAACTGCGTAAGGATATTAATGAAGTTATGGATAATATAAGTTCAGTTGATAAAAGGTCAAGAACTACCGAACAAGAAATAAGAGCAAGTCAAAGAACAGCAGAAAATGATGTAAGAACTTTAATACAACATGCAGAAGATAGGTT